AAAGCGCCCATCTCTCCCGCGGTTCTCTTTCACCACCAAACGAATCAAGAAGGCATTGAGATGGATCAAGACGGTACAACTAGGCTCCAACTGGTTCAAAGTGGCTCAGATAGGCTCACACAGGCTCAGGAGCCCGTCGTAGAGACGCTTTATGGCAAAGTAACTCCGAGAATCCACTCACGCCTACGCCCAGACTTGCCTACACGCGGTCAGGAGTTAATCGACTTTAGCAATTCGATCGGATTCCCGTTGATGCCGTGGCAAGAATGGCTGGCGATCGAAGCTCACCGGTACAAGCCAGACGGTAGGTGGTTGCACCCGCTCGTCCAATTGGTCGTAGCCAGACAACAAGGCAAGACGACATTTATGAAGCAGCGGATTCTCATGGGACTTTTTGAATGGGACAACAAACTACAAATCGGTACGGCGCACCGGTTGACCACTTCGCTGGAGACTTTTCGGGATCTCGTTCAGACGATTGAATCTAACGACGGGCTGGCTAAACAAATCAAACGAATCCGGTGGGCGCATGGGTCTGAGGAGATCGAGTGCCTAAACGGAAATCGGTACATGGTGAAGGCGGGCGCGTCGGCGGCGCGTGGTATATCCAAGCCATCGACCGTTCACATCGACGAGACCCGCGAACTCAAAGACGAGACTACGTGGGCTTCGCTTCGGTACACAATGATGGCGGCGGAAAATCCGCAATTATGGTCGTATTCGAATGCCGGAGACCAACACAGCCTGGTCTTGAACCAAATCAGGGAACGCGGTATCGGCGCAGCCGGTGGATCCACGGATGACATCGGATATTTCGAATGGTCGAGTGATTACGACAAGATTGACGATTCCCCTAAATTCTGGGCGGGCGCGGCTATGGCAAATCCCGCACTTGGTCACACGGTTCACATCGACAACCTTCGAGCTGTGATGAACGATCCCGCCGACGTTGTCCGTACCGAAGTCTTGTGCCGGTGGGTACAAACGATCTCCAGCGCGATTCCCGCTGGTGAATGGGCTGAGTGTGGAATGGACGGCTTTGAAGTCGATCGAGAGAAAGTCGTCTGGTTCGGATTGGATTGTTCACCGGATCGACGCGACGCAGCTCTTGTACTTGCTCAACAAATCTCCGAAGGCGAGTTCTTTGTAAAACTACTCCGAACTTGGCACAATCCAATCTCGCTAGATGATAAGGCGATTGCTAACGACATCGCCGAACACTTCCAAGAATATCCGGTCGAAGTTATCGCGTATTCACGCCGTACATCGTCTGCGATCGCGGCTAGACTTCAACCAGCCGGAATCCCAATCGCCGATATAGACGGGGCTCTTTACGGTCAATCCTGCGATGAACTTTTGGGAGCGATAACATCGAAAAGACTACGACACGGCAATCAGGCGGAGTTAACGAAGCAAATTCTTTCGGCGGCGAGATTACCCTTTGGCGATGGTGGCTGGACAATAGGACGGAGAGCGTCACAGTCGACTGTGTGCGCGACGGTTGCATCTGCGCTCGTCACACACTACGCGACACGCCCAGAGACGGATCTTGACATCATGATCGGCTAACGGTATCGGGTCTCTAAAATTAGAGACATGGCCATCAAAGATTTCTTTATTACCGCGCCGACTCCGGTGAGCGAAGTAAACGTCGATGCCGCACTTGCGCCGGTTAACTCGATCGACGCGCTCGGTGCGCCGTATTTTGCTTATGGCCAATCAGCTACGAGAGCCGAAGCTATGGGTGTACCCGTAATCGCTCGCGCTCGCGGAATAATCTGCTCCACAGTTGCTTCGCTGCCACTTGAGACAAAAGTAAAAGAAACAAATGAGACCGTCGCATCTTTTCGCGTAATCAATCAACCGGATCCAAGAATCACCGGCGCTGAGTTCTGGGCGTGGATTGCGGAAGATTTACTTTTCAGACCCGCAGCGTATGCGAGAGTGTTATCTCGCTATGCAGACACGGGCAGAATTCAATCGATGGAAAGAATTGCACCGGAACGCGTTGAAGTATTAACTAACGGACTCGGTACGGAAATCGACGCGTATCGTGTTGACGGATATTCGATTGCGCCTGAAGATCTAGTCGTCTTTGGAAATATGCAAGAAGGTTTACTCAATCGCGCTGGTCGCACAGTTCGATCCGCACACGCACTAGAAAAAGCCGCGTATGACTTTGCGTTGAATCCGATTCCACAAATTGTCTTATCAAGCAACGGCGTACAACTTCCAAAGGATCGCGTTGCGACATTAATCAACGCTTTCAAGAACAAAGCATCGAAGGCTGTAACGTTCTTAAATGCTGACATCAAAATGGACACGATTGGATACGATCCCAAGAATCTCCAGATGAATGAGGCGAGACAATATCTCGCGCTTGAACTTTGTCGCGCCATTGGTTTACCGGCATGGTTTGCGTCCGCTGATCCATCCAGCATGACGTATTCGAACGCTGTAAATCAACGGCGCGACCTTATCGACTTCTCGATTCGTCCGGTACTTACGATCATCGAGCAAAGACTTTCACTCACGGATTTCACTCCGGCATCACAATATATCCGGTACGACCTAGACGACTTCTTGCGCGGCAACCCTTACGAAAGAGCGCAAGTGTACGAAATTCTAAACCGCATCGGTGCGATGAGCATCGACGAGATAAGAGAAGAAGAGGACATGATCGGATGAAGCTAACAACACCTATGACTATCACCGCGGCTGATTCCGAGTCGCGCACAATCACCGGACGCATCGTGGCATTTGAAGAGCCAGCGAATGCATCCACCGGCAAAGTGGTATTCGCAAAAGGATCAATCGAACCAAAGAACGTATTTCTAAACCTTGAGCATGACCGTACACGTCGCATCGGAAAGACGATGGAGATGTCACTCGATGGAGACGGCGCGATCAATGCAACCTTTAAAATCGCCAACACGACCGCTGGAACCGACGCACTTGTCGAAGCTATGGACGGACTTCGTGACGGCTTTTCGATCGAATTGGCTGTCGATGACTACGTCCAAGAAAAGAACGGCACGATGCGCGTACTAGCCGGAGAACTTACCGGAGTCGCACTTGTATCCGAACCAGCCGTCCGATCTGCCCGTGTTGCCGAAGTAGCTGCAACCGAAGGCGAAGAAGATTCTGAATCTGCACCCGCAGAAGCAGAAGCAACACCAACACCAACAACAGAAGGAGACGAAGTGGAAAACACCGTCACAAACGCGGACACCGTCGAGACGGTCGAAGCCGCGCAGTCAGTAACAGCGTCAGTTAAATCTGTCGCTTATTCAAAGCCACGCATCGAAGTAACAGCCGCAAAATATCTTGAGAACAAGGTAATGGCTGCACTTGGATCCGAGGAAGCTCGTCAATACGTTCTGGCGGCAGATAACACGACCGACAATGCGGGTCTTGTACCTACACGCCAACTGACAGAAGTAATCAATGGGTTATCGACAACCGTCCGCCCATCAATCGATGCAATCTCACGCGGCACACTTCCAGACGCCGGTATGACTTTCGAGATTCCAAAGATCACCGTTGCACCAGCCGTCGGAACAATCGCCGAGGACGCAGCGTTCACAGATACAGATCAAAACTCTGCCTTCGTTTCAGTGGATGTTAAAAAGTTCGCCGGACAGCAGAAATTCTCAGTGGAGTTGCTGCAAAGAACTTCACCCTTGTTCTTTAATGAACTTCTCAGCAATATGGTCGCGGCAATGGCAAAGCAGCAAGACACATATACAAATAGCATCTTGGTATCTGGTGCAACTGCAGACGCCACATCAATCGCAACGTATCCAACAGCCGCAGAACTTCTAGCGTTTATCGGTCGCGGCGCAGCAAGTGTTTACGCGGCAACTGCCGGACTTGCAAATCCATTCGCTCGTAATATCTTGGTGAATACTTCACAATGGTCAAACTTGATGTCACTAAATGACAGCGGACGTCCTATCTATAACGAAGTAACTCAGCCAATGAATCAACCTGGTCTGGCAACTCCAACATCGCTACGCGGTCGCGTTGCGGGACTTGATTTGTATGTAACTGCTAACACAGCGGCAACAACAGACATCGATGACTCAATCATGATCATCAACCCAGATTCATATACTTGGTACGAATCACCTTCGTATCAACTTCGCGCTGAGTCAACAGCAGACGGATCCATAACAGTGGGCGTCTACTCGTTTGGTGCAGTGGCGACAAAGATCGGCGCTGGCGCGTTCGGCGTAAATAAGACCTGATCCATAACACATCAATCATGACCCGATTCGCTCCCGAGTCGGGTCAGCAGTAGAAGGGAAGAACTCATGTCGCTAGTCACTCCGTCCGAACTTCGTTCGGTGCTTGGCGTGAGTTCTTCTCTCTACAATGACGCCTATCTGCAAAAAATAATCGACACAAGCGAACTGGTGATCTTGCCACTTCTTGTCTCGTATTCGTCAGCCGTTACAAATCGTCGCGTTCAATCAAACGTTGCCACGCTACTGACCAACACTCCACACAATTACATCGTGGGATCGAGCGTCGTAGTTGCAAATGTTGACGCAACATTTAACGGAACTTACACAGTCACCGTCGTCGACGAATATCAATTCTCTTATGCAAAGACAAACTCGGACATCAACGCGAACGCCGTTATCCCACACGGCGACACTTATCTTTCTGGCAAGGACGCAGCTACCATCTACGCGTCAAATCCAGCCGTTTACGAAGCCATAATGGTTGTCTCGGTTGAAGTATTCCAATCAATCACCGCTGCCGGTGGTCAAATTGAAGGCGTTGATTTCCAAGTGACTCCTTACCGAATGGGTCGATCACTCCTAAACAGGGTCATCGGGATTCTTGGTAAATCACTCGATACCGGAGCGATGTTGGCATGACCGCTTCATCTATCGCGGTCAACGTTCGAGGCGCACTCAAGACCGCAATCGCCGGCGTAGCCGCTAACACTTACGACGCCGTCCCAGAAGCTCCCATCGTTCCATTTGCGGCGGTCGTACCTAACACGCCCTATCTTGAGCCAAACCTAATCGGAACTTCTACACGCGTCAAAGTAAATCTTGTAATTACCATCGGAGTCGCTATGTACTCCAACGCATCCGCACTCGACAACATCGAGAAGTTGATCATAAGCATTCTGGCGGTTATTCCGTCAGGTTACACGGTGGGATCCGTGTCTAATCCCGTCCCAATGACGATCGGAGCGTCGGAGATTCTGATGTCCGAGATCGAACTCTCAACCCAATACACCCAAACCAATTAGGAGTAATTATGCCAACGACCGTCATCACCGGACGCGATCTAGTATTGACGATCGCAACCGTAAGTTACGACGCACAAGCCACAACTGTCTCACTTGAAGCCGATCACGTCATCGAAACGTACCAAACTTTAGATGGTCGCGCTTATAAAGCCATAGATGATTCTTGGATGCTCAATGTGGAAATGCTCGCCGATTGGGGCGCAGCAAGTTCACTCTGCGAATCACTTTGGACAGCCACAGAAACCGCACCAAACACAACTTTAGCGGCATCAGTCACCGCCGTCACGGGCGCAGTTTTCGCTTGTAATATCTTGCCTACATTCCCAAATGTCGGCGGTTCAGCACCGGATGCACAGACCGTCTCACTATCCTTTCAAGTAGTGGGAACACCAACAGAAACATTCAGCTAAGAGATAGGAAATCGGGAGCATGAAAACAGGGATTACAATTACATATTTCTCAGGGGACTCGGAGTCGTTCACCGCATCGACACCGGAATTCGTAAAGTGGGAACGAAAGACAGGCTTAAAGGTTACACAACTCGGCGACAACGTCGGGCTTGATGATCTGCTTTTCTTGGCGTACAACGCTAAAAAAAGAGAGCTTGCCGGACAACCTATAAAACCATACGAAGTCTGGTGCGATACGGTGGACGATATTCGATCCGAGGAAGTGGATAGCCCAAAAGTTACGCCGCCGGAAGCCTAAATCGAATCTTGGTAGAACTCGCAATCGCGACGGGAATACCAATGAAAGAGTGGGAAACGGCGGAGCAGATCTACACCGCAATCGAGATATTGGAGAAAAGGAATGGCAAGTAAACAAGGAACCTTTGCCATCCAAGTCGAACCGGCAGCCCTTCGTAACTTAATCCAAACTCTTAACTTGTTGGATAAAGAAACCCAAAGCCAAGTAAGAGATGCCGCGTATCCGTTGTCTCAAAGACTAGCCGGACAACTTTTGATGTTTAGCCAATCCGCTCCATCGCCACAGACTAAACTTGTCGCACAATCGATCACCGCTAAACGAGATCGGTTGATTCGAGTTGATGTCGGTGGATCAAAGAAGGTCGGACGTAAATACGGCGGCGAGCAATCCAAGTCTGGCAAAGGCGCAAAGGTACGGCAGCAATCTGCGCCAGCCGGTGCGCTGCTTTGGGGAACCGAGTACGGATCCGGTAAAGGCACAGACTCACTCGGTCGAGCCTATTCCAATCGATTCAAGGCGGCTCGTAACAAGCGCGGATATTGGATAAATCCAGCGGTTGATTACTACACGCCAATCGTTGCAAAAGAGTACATCGATATAATCCAGACGATCATTCGAAAGGTAGGACTCGACTAATGGCTGGTATTCCAAAAGTTAAGATTACCTTCGACGCAGACTTCGATGAGTTAAAGCGTGGAGTTAAAGGCGCAGAAGCCGAAGTTCAAGGGTTCGGCGATAAGGTCGGCAAGTTCGGAAAGATGGCTGGTGCGGCGTTCGCCGTTGCCGGCGCAGCCGCTCTTGCCTACGGTGCGGTACTTCTCAAGCAGGGAGTGGAGTCTGCAATTGCGGACGAAGCGGCACAGGCAAAACTAGCCACAACGTTACAAAACGTTACCAACGCAACCGATGCCCAAATCGCTGCCGTAGAAAGCCAGATTCTCCAGACTTCACTTCTAACCGGAATTACGGATGACGAACTTCGTCCGAGCTTCGAAAGGTTTGTCCGCGCCACTAAGGATTCCGACGAAGCTCTCAAACTCCAAAAGGTCGCGATTGATGTCGCCGCCGGAAGTGGAAAGTCACTCGAAGCCGTTACGAATGCAATGGCAAAGGCTGCCGAAGGAAATACCGGAGCCTTATCAAAATTAGGAGTTGGACTTACAGCCGCGCAACTTAAGACGATGGATCTCGATCAAATAACGAAGTCTTTATCGGATACTTTTGGCGGACAAGCCGCAGTAAAAGCAGATACATTCGCTGGCAAGTTAGAGATTTTAAAGAACGCTTTTAGCGAAGGAAAAGAGACGGTTGGATCCTTTGTCTTAGACGCAATTACTCCGATGATAAATACAATCGTGAACACCGTCATTCCAGCAGTATCTGGATTTATTGATTCGGTTGGTGGCAAAGAAGGCTTGACTAACGCATTCAAGACCTACATCGATCTGATCAAAAATATATTCCAGCCTGTACTTGAAGGCTTTAAGTTTGCGTTCGATCAAATTAAAGACGCGGTTATGGCTAACAAAGACGAGTTTACGGCACTCTTTAAATTCTTAAAAGACTTCGTGGCACCGTTTCTCGGCGGCGTGTTAAAGCTTGCCGTTCAGGGAATTGGTATCGCTCTCGGAGTAGTGATCAATGTCGTAGGTAATCTGGTGAGCGGCTTCCAGACGCTCTTTGGAATAGTTAAAAGTGTCGTTGGAGCCATCCAATCTTTGATTAATCTGGTTGCTAATAATCCGGTCGTCAAAGGAATAGGTAACGCGATCAGTTCGGCTTTTGGTGGCTTTCGCGCCGAAGGTGGTTCAGTATCGGCTGGCAAGTCTTACGTGGTGGGTGAGCGGGGCGCGGAGATGTTCGTCCCAAGTTCAAATGGGACAATCGTTCCAAATGGTGGAATGGGTAGCACCTTCAACATAACCGTGAACGGTGCAATCGATGCGGAAGGCACAGCTCGAACAATCGTTGACGTACTTAACCGGTCGAATGCCCGTGGAACTCTAGGCGCGAATAGGTTTGCTCTCGTATGACGATCTGGACTCCGACGTGGAGCATCAAAATCGATGGAGTCGAGTATAAAGATGTGTCCCTTACCAATCTCAATCTTGGATCTGGTCGCAATGATATTTATACGCAAGCCATCGCGGGTTATTGCAATTTAACTCTGATCAACTTAGACGACTCTGCTATCGCTCCAGCAATCAACTCAAGCGTGACCGTTTACGTAAACGATTCTAATGGCGATCCGGTTGCTCTCTTTGGCGGATCTATCACCGACATCATCGTGGGAGTTCAATCTGGCGGTTCAATTGGAATCACTCAGACGATTTCGATCACCGCTCTCGGTGCGCTTTCCAGGCTTCCAAAGGTACTCACCGAAGGCGTTCTAATAAAAGAGTACGACGGTGAGCAAATATACGATGTACTTGAAGGAATTCTTTATGGGGCTTGGAACGAAGTACCGGCTGCGCTTACGTGGGCTGCTTACGATCCGACTACAACTTGGTCAAATGCACAAAACTCTGGACTTGGAGAGATCGACACAGGTAACTATGAATTGACCAACCGGAGCGCATCTGTGACGGATGCTTATAGTTTGGTCGCGGCGTTAGCAAACTCTGGACTGGGCTACCTATATGAAAACGGCTCTGGTCAGATTAGTTACGCCGACAGCACCCATCGAAGCTCGTACCTTGCCACAAATGGATATGTCGATTTAAGTGCAAATAACGCCTTCGCATCTGGACTCCAATTGGCGACTAGATCTGGAGACGTTCGCAACTCAATCACGATCCAATATAAAAACGGTCAACAAGTCTCCGATTTCGAGCAAGATTCAATTGATACCTACGGCACTCTCGCTCAATCGATTCAAACGACTTTAGAACACACAGCCGATGCCACAGCTCAAGCCGCTTTCTATCTTGGACTTCGAGCCTACCCACGGGCTAACTTCAATCAGATCTCATTCCCTATCGGATCTCCAGAATTAGACGATTCCGACCGAGACAACCTTCTAAACGTGTTCATGGGTATGCCGGTAACGATCAACGACCTACCGATCAACATGGGGATGAGATTTCAGGGATTTGTCGAAGGTTGGCAGATTCAAGCCGGTATCAACTCCCTGACTCTTTCCATGTATCTGACTCCGACGGAGTTTTCGCTTCAAGCCATGAAGTGGAACGATGTGAGTGGCGCGGAGACTTGGAACACACTATCAAATACACTTATCTGGGACGACGCGTACATCGTCGCTTAAAGGAGAAAACATGGCAACAACTACACCCAACTTCGGCTGGACGGTTCCCACATCAACGGATCTGGTCAAAGACGGAGCAGTCGCGATCGAGACACTTGGAGACGGTATCGACGCGTCATTTGTCGATCTCAAAGGCGGAACAACCGGTCAAGTCTTATCAAAGACATCAGCTACAGATCTAGACTTTACTTGGATTGCAAATGATACCGGCGATATTACCGGAGTTACAGCAGGGACGGGAATTTCTGGCGGCGGTACATCAGGCGAAGTTACCGTTACCAACTCAATGGCAACCGCTTACACAACCAAAGGCGATTTAGTACCGGCAACAGGATCCGCAGCATTTGCTCGGTTGGGAGTTGGTGCAAATGACACTGTATTAACAGCAGACTCAACGGCAGCTACTGGCATGAAATGGGCAGCCGCAGGTGGCGCGCAAAATTTCACCTTAATTAATACGGGCGGTACGAGTTTAAGTGGCGGTACTACTACGATCTCTAGCATCTCTGGTAAAAATGAATTAGCAATTTTTATTGACGGATTGTCATTAAATACAAGTAACGACATTGGAATAAGAATACGTTTCAATTCTGATTCTGGAACCAATTACGATTACATCGTTCAAGGTCGCGCGACGTTAGGTACGGGATCAGAAGCCTTGCCATCATCAAATTGGTTTTTAGGAATTCCTAACGCCGCAGCCAATACTGCTGATTGTCTAATTCAAGTTTCAGGCTGCAACTCAAGTGGTCAAAAATTTGGTCAATGGACATTTTCGGGCAACGAAACCGGAAGCTATAATAAATATTTTTCCGGCAACGGTCGCTGGACAGGTTCAGCCACGGTTTCTTCAATTAGCATTTTGTGCGACTCTGGATCATTTGACGCTGGCACAGTTTACGTTTACGGAGCATAGGAGATAAAAATGATAGAGAAAATCTACGACGTGGCAACAGGTGAGACTACTGAAGTGCCATATAACGCAAAGCAAAAAGCCGAAGTGGCAAAAAATGATCTTTTGATTCAAGAGAGAGAACAACAGAAAATAGCAGATTCAGTTGCAAAG